ACACATGGTCGCCACCGATAACATGGATAGCTTCGTGGTAATGTTTGTCAAAGTCTTCATCAAAGTACATGTCAACAACTTCTTGTTTAACAGGTGTACCAAGTTCCCAAGTATACTCAGGGTCACTAGGCTGACATAGATGTCCAACACCAAGAGTTTTATAGCCTAGACTATCTTCATAGATTGCCAAGACTTCACCTTCGTGTCGCTTTATTTCAGCTTTACAGAGTTCCCTGTTCATTTCCAAATCCTAATCTATTCATCTGCTCTTGGTAAGGTTCACCAGTGAAGGGGTCAACTCTATCAGCAGGGTCTTCTTTTGTAAATGGTACTTCTGGTCCAGTGACTATACCGCCTGTAGCATATCCAGTAGTATAAGATCTTTCATATGTTGGAGAATATTTTCTAGGTTTCGGTCTATCTTTAATACCTAATAAATAACCAACCTCTTTATCAATTTCTCTAGCAGAAGTTGTCAGTGGATCATAAATATTAGCACCAAAGTATTTCTCCATCAATCCTCGTGTACCAATTAATGGTGCTTTTCTTGCAACAGTTTCAGTTAATCCGTATCTTCCTAAAAATAAATTAGTTAGATCACTCATTACAGGACCACCCAAACCAGCTGCTGACACATAAGGATTTTTAGTATATTCAATAGAGTCACCATATCTTAAACCATATTCTATTGGTCCAAGTAATCCGACTCTTTGAAAAGCTTTTACAACATCTTCTTGAGCAAACCCTTCGGTTGCAATCCTATCCCTATTTTCTTCATTGGATCTCCAATAATTAGTTGCCAGTGCTAAACTTGTAGCACTTAATGCAAAGGCTCCAAGCTTTGCACCGTTTACTTTTGGATTAACGATTGTAGAGTTTATGTAGTTTTTTAAAACTGTGTTACTAAATACTGTTGGATATCTTAAAAACTGTGTAAAGATATCTAGCTTTGGATTTGTCATAAAGGTTGGAAGTCTTGCTCTATCTCTACCCACTGGTAAAATAACTTCGTTTACAAACCTACCAGCCCCTTGTACTATAGACTTATAAAAATCATCAGCATATTCTATTTCACCTGTTAGTACTCCGTCTTTTCTAGCAGGTGCAAATCCTGTTTTAGCACCACCGTTCAACCATCTTAAACCGTCTTGAATATCAATACCCAATCCAAATAACTCACTTTTAACTTTTTGAATATTTCTAACTTGCGATCTGTTTAAACCTTGTGGTGCTGTTTCGCTAATAACATCAACACCTTCTTTAGAAAATTTATTTAAAACTTCTAAGTTTTCTTTTATTAAATTCTTACCTATATTAAACGAAGCAAGTTGAACAGATTTTGTCCAAGGAATTAGCATATTAAATCTAAAGAAACCTCTTCCGACTTTCTTTAAAAATTCATTCTGTAATCCCTCTCCAGTTAGCCTATTGGTTGTTTCTGCAAAAGCTTCATCCATTGCTAAAAATACTTGATTCATTTCTTTTTGAATTTGTGAATCTGACATTTTATATTTTTGTTTTAATAAAACAGGTATGTCTTGGACAAATATTTTATGTCCTTCTTTTAACCCCTGTAATGCATCTTTAACAGGTGCAGTTATCGAACCACCTGTTTTAGTTAAAGGTATTATAGCCTCTGTTAATGATGATACCGTTGCTAGTGGAAGATACGCCATAGCATTTGCAAGTTTTGTACCATCATATATACCCTGTATTAAACCGCTATCAAAGTAATTTACTTGTCCTGTGACAGATTCATACAGATTGATAATGTCTTTTCTTTCTTTTCTACTAAGACCCCTACCGCCTCTAGACTGTCGTAATTCTTTATCCATTGGAGTTAGCCAACGTTCAATAAATTGATTTCTTTTAGATTTGTTAGACATGCCCGGAAGCAAGAAACTTCTTTTGTGTTGAATCGTATTAGCAGCATTCATATAATAATTTATAGCTGCATTTAAATCATTGGTTAAAAATTGTTCAAAGTTATTATCTTTTAAATTTTTAAATGCTCTAGCCTGTGTTAATAGAATAGAATGTGAAGAAAATAATTCATTGTTTTTATTTAACATCTCAGCAACTACTTCGTTAGCTTCGTCTAGATTTTTTACAATCTTTTCATCAACCAATAACTTTTCAAAAACATCTCTGTTTTCTTGTATTGCTTTTCTATCCCAGCTTCTAGGAAAATAATTTTCTAATTTTCTGTCTGGATTAATAAGACCAGAATCTATAGCATCATCAAAAACTCTATTAAATAATGCTCTTAAATCGTTGGTAACTTGCTGAAGGCTTTCATCGTATTTATTAGGATCATCTCCACGTAACATTCTAATGATAGCCAACTCATCACTTTCTTTTATTGTACCAGTTTTTCTAATCGGTGCAGTTGCTTCATCAAACAATGCATGATATTCACCACGTAAGTTATCTAATTTTTCAGCATGACCAAGCTCAACCTTTTGTCTTGTGATAGTGCCTAAACGCTTACTAAAATCTTCTCTAAAAGTATTACCAAGTTCTCTTGCAACAGGTGAAAACTTTGCTTTAGTATCTAATATAGATGTTGCTGCTCCAATAGTTTTAGATTTAATCTTGTCTCCAATTTCTAAAGTTTTATAAACTTTATCAGCGAAACTACCTTCAGCTACTTTAATGTAATCATCATCAGAATAAAGCCTATTCATTTTACTATAAAATAAATTAGCCTTTTGTATTCCACCACCAAGTAAACCACCTGTTAAAACTCCTAATCCCACAGAACCAGCAAGTTCCGGTGTAGAATAAAGTTTTCTTAATCCTGTATTTAGCTCTGTGCTTTGACGAAAATGATTATCAAGACCTGTCCAAGCACCAACTTCTAACCCAGTAACAGCAGCAGCTTTTTTAACCGCTTGTTTACCTTCAGCTTTTAATGCTCCAGTTATTAAGCTTGGTGGTACTTGTGGTCCTACAAAATTTTTAGCAACTTTTAAACCTGTAGTAGCTAGTCCGGTTCTAGCAGCTAAAGACGTTCCACCTGTAAATGGAGCAGTAAGTGCAGCTACAATCAAAGTAGGGTCGGTAGCGATATCAAGACCAGCATCACCCACCAATCCCACAAACTGTTTTAAACTTCCTAAGTCTGCATTATCAAACTCTTGTCTAAGATAAGCATAATCTTTTTTCTGCTCTTCTGTAAACTTACCACTATCTATGGCTCGTTTCATTCCAGAATATAAGTTAAAATCAGAATCTCTTAGATATTCAAAAACATCATCTGACTTTTCTCCAACAGAAGCTAAAAATCTTTCAGAGACTTCTAAAAACTTTTCATCTTTTTCTAAGTCGTCTAAAGTTTTTTTACGTTTAAAAAGTGATCCTCTTAAGCCAGAGGCTTTATTTTCAAAAAAATTGTAAGACATTATTATCCTTGTGGATTATATTTTGTTCCTCTTCCAGCTGCTCCTCTAGGAGGCGATATACCTATTGGATTAGATATAACATATTGCTTCCACCAGTCTTCAGGAATATCCTCAAAGTCTTTTCGCTTTGCCATCATCATTACTGTAGCTGGATTGCTTGAACTTCTATCTCGACCAAATACTTTACCTTTACTCATACGTATTTCCATTTCATCCTCTATACGTTGACGAAGCTGTTCACGAACTTTAGGAGCTCTAAATACATCACCTATGTCTAAACCGGGAATCATTCCACTTGTTTTACTTTCATCTAGACTAATGTCTTTAGGTAATCCTAATTTTTGAGGTAAAGTTCCTTCATCACCCGGACCACTTGGCAACGTTGTTGCTCGTAAAGTTAATAATTGTCCGTCTGATAATCCTTGTAGGTCCATTTTTGATATTAATAAATCAGCATTTTTCAAATAATAACCACCTATACCGGGAGTTGCATTAAAATCTACTTCACTAAGACTAGGAATTTCATCTGCAATTGATGATTTGTTATATACTTTACCGTTAGTTACAATCACCTTATCTGCTGTATCATTGGGATCCCCAAAAGCATCATTAACTTTTTTATTAAGTTCCATGATTTCATCTTGATCTAATTCTAAATTAGATTGATATAACATTCCCATAATTTGATTTTTAAACTCAGGAAGCTCACTGTTTCTTCGTGCAGATTTTAATTCATTTATTAAATCAGGAAGATCGTCTACAATAGATTCATTAACAGGTTTTAGATAAAGTAAATCAGCGGTAGTCATTCTAGTATTTGTTGAATCACCTTCTTCTGCTTTCTTTATAACATAGTTCATTGCAGCTTCTTGAATGTCTGTTTCAGTATATCCTTGTCTCTGCCAGTCTTTATTTTTTCTCATAAAATAATTTTCTGCATGAACAGCATTACCTGATATTACTGCTAATGCATTTGCATTACGTTCTTTTGCATATTCCGAATCAAGTTGTCTAAATTTTTCGGCATAAGCAGTTTTTTCATTACCGCTAGGTACATATGGTTTTGCATCTTCATAAAGATCTTTATATTGTATACTTAATCCTTGAGCAAGATTATCCTGCCCTTGAGCTTTATAAGCATCCATAAGTTTAAACAACATTGTAAAATCATTTTCAAGTAATTTTCTTTTTTCGTTACTGTCTGAGTCTGTCCAATTATCAATAAGTAATTCATTGTTAGCACGTAGCATACCTCTTCGAGTTATATATCCTTCTGTATTTACATTACCTGTTATAATATTTTCAAAAGCTTTTGCTTGAATTTGTTCTGGTCCTAAATCAGGATTCTCATCAATAATCCCATCAATAAGTCCTCCATAAAATTCACTGTCTATATCTTTAAAGTTTTCAAGATTTAACTGATTAACTGAAGATACTAACCCCGGTATAGTCTGTGCATATATTTCACTTCTTGACTTACTTTTATCTTTAAATATTAAAGGTTTAATTAGCTGTTTTGTTTCTATTTCTTTATCTATAGAATCTCTAAAAGTTGATCTGTTTGCTTTTGCTTTTATTAACTCATTTTGTAAATCAAATAGTTCTGAATTAGTAGTAACTAAATTATCTGTTACATCTATACCCACCTCTTGTAATTTTGCAGCTCTTACAGGGTCTTGTTCAGTTTTAAAAATTCTATTCCATGCAGCTCTCATTAAACCTTTTTTAGTTGGATCATCTTCGACAAGTTTTAATGCTGCCATATATTCGTCTTTAGCACGTCTATTAAACTCTTCAAAAGTTCTTGTAGTAATCCTAGGATCTACTTCTAAGCGTTGCATTTTTTCAGACAAGTCTTGCCTAGCTTTATTAAATGCAGCTTCCATACTTTCACGTACTTGTTTATTTGGTTCTTTTGCAACATCTACCCATTTAACTCTAGCAGCTTGTGCTTCATCTGTGTTATCAATAATCTTTGCAGCTTCTTCATTTAAAAAACCAGAAGGATTTTCTTTATATCTTTTTAATAAATCACGTTCACTGCTATAAGAATCAAACTCTGCTTTATTTAAATTAAAAATATCATTGTACTTTTCTTTAACAGCTTGTGCATTATCCATGATAGTTTGTTTTTGTTGCTTTTGTAAAGCTCCTACGCCCTCAAATAAGGCAGTAGCTAATAAAGCTTTTTTAAAACTTTTCTTATCTTGTTTACGCTTACTAGCTAATAA